GCTTAATGTAACAGTTCTAAATGTAGGTTGCCCTGGCCAGCTAAAGTACTCTGGCTGTCCGCCCCATTCTAAAATCATCATCCCACGATCGTCATCCCATGTGTCAGCATAATTGTGTGGAAATGCGTTGCCAATGTAGTGCATGTTGCCTTTGCTTTGACGTTTGTGGAAATGCCCACTAAAGCCTAAATCATAGCCGTTAAATGCGTCTAATTGAATCTCACCCGTGTCTGGCATTTGAACCATTGCGTTCATGTAGAAGTGGGGTAATTCAAAATGACCAAACACATATTTCGCTTTTTTCTTGCCTATTGCTTTCCATTCTTCCCCGACAAGCCACGGGCACAAAGTAACGTCACCAATAGTAGTAGGCTCGTGAACAACAGTAATCCCAGGAATATACTTGCCAAATTCAACGGAATGAATATCCCGCTTATCTTTGTAATATAAATCATGATTCCCAGGGAAAAAGAAAAATTGATCAAAGCTCTGACCGAGCTTTTCCAAGGCCCTAAGGCTATAGTCCATAGTAGTGATATTAAGACTATTGCGATTGTGATGCCAGTCCCCCATAAATATTCCAGTATCACATCCTTCCTCCTTTGCTTTTTCGATGTACCAATCAACAAAGTCTAAGCAGTCTTGATTGTGTACTGAGCTGTTTGACTTTAATCCAAAGTGGATATCTGTAAAACATGCTACTTTTTTAAATAAATTACTCATCAGTTTGTCCTTCATTAGCTCGCTTTAGTGCAGCTTGGTGCTCGCCTTCTCCAATACGTGTGTAGCTTGGATTCATACCATTCATTTCTAAAATGTCATCGCGAATATTTTGGTTACGCTTTTCAATGTTGATAACACGAACGAAACTATTGGTAACAGCAGCAGTAAAGTAAGCAAAAGGATTATCAGATTTACTTTCATCAAATTGTAGTCCTATCTGTGTTAATTGTAAAATTGCTTGGCCCTTCATTTCGTCGTTATAGGTATAGCCGCGCACGTTTCCTCTAGTAGCATAACGCTCACAGAGTTTAATCATCATTCTTGCTAAGTTGTTTGTAATAGTGCCATGGTCTTTGTCAAAGTGACCAGTCTTCATCCCGCCCTTCCAGTGACTCTTACCGACACAAGCTAGCTCGTCTTCATCGTTAAATTTATAGTGTTGAAACGGTGGGAAATTAACTTTGTCGTGTTTGTCAGCAGTGCTTTTAGGATTCTTTTTACGGGTAGTATTGCCAGGAATGTGTTCAAAAGTCATAATTCTAAACACAAGTTCTTCCTTGGTAATTTTCTTATAATCTACCTCGCAATCAGCTTGTTTTACCTTTTCCCCAGCTTGCTTACGTCTTTGGTATTCTTCGTCTCCTAGACGCTTTGCTTTATTACGTTTTGCTTCTGCTATTGTTCTAATGTTAATTTTATCTACGCTAGGTAATATGATATCGTATTGGTGATATTCTGGTTTTACAAAGCTACAGTAAGTATTTTTACTCTTGTGTATCTCTGCTAGCATGTCCTTATTGTTTAAATAATTCTGTTTTACTGGTGTTGTTAATGTTGTCAAAATAGAGTCTCCGGAACTGTAATAATAAACTACGCAGATAATAAAGTCAAATAAATACTTTGCCAAAGAGGAATATTTATTATGACAAAAGCTAGAACGTCTTCAGCATCGACTGGATCAGGCATCATGTCTACACTTACCGCTGCATCCGCAACATTTGGAGCGGTAACTAATGCTGCGGGCACTGTTAGCGGCTTACTAAGTGGTAGCGGTGGTAGTTTAACGGACAAATTATTAAGCGGAACTGGACTGTCTGCAGGAGCAGAAGCAGTCGGTGATGTTATGGACGCTGTATCGATGTTCGGTGGCAATGATGCTCCTGATAACGACTGGCGTGTTAGATTAAGTATGCCGCGATGGCAGAGCTTTAAAAACAGTCCAGTCTTGCAGCCATTAACGGATGCAGGCGGCTTGATATTCCCATATACTCCCCAAATTTCTATTAACTCTGGGGCAAAATATACACCTGGAAGTACAGTGCATACTAACTTCCAGTTCAATGCTTATAAAAGTAGTGATCCTGGATCGATTACTATTACTGCGCCAATGAACGTTGAAGATCAAACTCAAGCGTTATATTGGATTGCGTGTGTGCATTATTTACGATCTGCGTCCAAAATGTTCAGCGGATCTGATCCGAAGGCAGGCAATCCGCCTCCTATTGTATTCTTAAACGGATACGGCAACTATGTGTTTAAAAACGTGCCAGTAGCAATTCAATCATTTAACACAACCTTACCAATGGACTGTGATTATATTGGTACAGAGGTAGTTGGGTCAGCAGCAGGTTCATTAGCAGGAATTTCAGACAGCGTTGGTAACCTTGCAGATTCTATTGGTGGCAACTTTGGTGATGCATTTGGCGGAGCAGTTGGTAGTATTGCAGGGACAGTTAGTGAAGCAGCAGGCTTAGTTGGTTCTGTTGCAAGCATTGCTGGTACATTTGGTCTAGGCGGCAGCACAAGCGGCGGCATTGCATATGTTCCAACAAAGAGTCAGTTCACTGTTACATTAATCCCAATGTACAGCAGAAACTCAATTAGAACATTTAGCCTTGACAGATTTGTTCAAGGCGGATATTTAAACAACCCATTTGGATACATTTAATCATGGCAGCTTCATACTCTAACAACAGCCCTTGGTTTACTACACCAAAGAGACAGGACTATTTAGAAACATTATCTATTCGTCCTGTTAGTGCAGAACCAGATGACATCTTGTATTCTATTGATGCAAAATTTGCATACAGACCAGATTTACTTGCGTATGCATTGTATGGCGATCCTGCACTATGGTGGGTTTTTATTCAACGTAATCTTGACGTGCTTCAAGATCCGGTTTTTGATTTTAAACCAGGCACAAAGATTTATCTTCCAAAGGGCGGAAGTTTAAGAACAGTACTAGGAATATAATATGGTAGATGTCGTAGGAGCAACAACTAATTTAGTAAGCACAGCATCCGGTGCAGTAAACTCGGCTGTAAGTGCAATCGAAAGTGGCCCGGCTGCTGCGTTATCTGGTGTTGCAAGCGGTGTATCAAACATACTAGGATCTGTTAGCTCTTTACTTGGAGCAATAGGCGGAAACCCTGCTGGCGTTACTAAAGTGCCAATGCCAAATCCATTGTCGGCGTATGCAAGTTATGATTATGTTCTAACGTTAAGTGCAATGGCATTTAAAGATATTAACTTTCCTGATAGTTCTTATAAAGCAGGAAAGACATTACCGATCATTTGTGCGTCTGCTAGTAAAAATCCAAACAACCGTGTGCAAACAAAATTTGGTAAGTTTGAATTTTACTTAGATAATCTTAAATTTGAAACAGCAGTTGGTATTACTAACCCTAAGACAACAAGTGTTACTACAGTACAATTTGATGTGTTTGAACCGTATAGTTTAGGTATGTTTCCACTAGCATTGCAAACAGCAGCGTTGAAACAAGGATGGAGAAACTGGCGTGAGGCACCTTTCTTACTTACTATTGAATTTAGAGGTAATAAAGAAACAGGTCAGATGTCTTCAATCCCAAATACCACAAGACACATTCCGATCAAGTTAACTAAAATGTTGTTCAAAGCAAATGAACAAGGTTCGTCATATGCATTTAACGCATTTGCAACACAAGCACAAGCATTGACAGTTGAACATGCAGGTCTAAAAACTGACATGACAATTAAAGGTAAGACAGTACAAGAAGTTTTACAAACAGGCGAACAAAGTTTACAAGCAGTTGTTAATAGAAAACTAAAAGAACTAGTTAAGAATAAAGAAAAGAAAGTTGCTGACGAAGTTATTATTTTATTTCCTAATGATCATTCAAGTGCAGGAACTGCTGCGTTTGCAGGCACACCTGTACCAAACACAACTGCAACAGTAAATCCTGCACTATCAGCTAGTGCAAGTTCAGTTTATCAAAAGTTAGGAGTTATCGAAAGTTCTGTTAATAAAACTTATGTTCAGGACGACGGAGCAGTTAACTTGTTAGGTAGTTCAAGCATGGGTTATGATCTTTCTAAGACAGGTGACCCAACAACCAAGGACGAAACAGCAGTATTAAAGAATGGTGTATGGACACGTGGTAATATTATATCCAACCCAACTGAAGGCAGTTTGCGATTTGCACAAAACGTAGACATTCCTACAGTTATTAACACTGTAATGTTAATGAGTGATTACCCAAAGGTAGCATTAGATTCTAACAACCAAGATAAAAACGGTATGAAAACTTGGTGGAAAATTGATACACAAGTTTATTACATTGAAACAAACGAAAACATGACATCAACCGGTACAGTTCCAAAGGTTGTTGTTTATAGAGTCTTACCTTACAAAACTCATTCTAGTAAACAGATGTCTGCAAACCAAGTTGCAGTTGGGTATCCTAACATTAAAAAACAAGTTTGTAAGAGTTACGATTATATTTTTACAGGAAAGAACACTGAAATTATTAAGTTTGATATTGACTTTAGCATAAGCTTCTCAAACTTATTAGCAGCAGACGGATTAAGAAACTCCGAAGGTGTTGTTTCTGCTAAGTCACAAGGCGGACAAGAAGAAAATCCGGATACTGTAAATCAAAACCCTCCTGGTATTGAACCAAGTACTGAGCCAGGTGTTGGAAACACAACAAGTAAGCACTCGTCTACTGAATCTAAGACAGATAGAAAAGGCGGCGGCGGAACAGAAGATGCAGTTAATCGTGCAGCTAAATTATGGCACGATGCAATTTCTAACCCATTAGACATGCTTAACTTAAACATGGAAATTGTTGGCGATCCGTATTGGATTGTTAATAGCGGCATGGGTAACTATACTTCTAAAGAAGCACCAATTTCAAAAGATTTAAACACTGACGGTTCTGTAAATTATCAAACAAGTGAAGTTGACATCTATGTTAATTTTAAAAACCCGTTAGATATTAATCAGACAACTGGATTGTATGATTTTAAATCGTACGGATATGCAGGTGGTCTTGGAACAACGTCAGACGGTGCAATTGGTTTCAAAGGTTTGTACCATATTAACACTGTAACAAATCATTTTAGACAAGGCGAGTTTAGACAAACCCTAAAAGGATCTCGTCGTAAGCTGTACGAATCAAATGCAACCCCAACTGCTATGGGCGGATTGTCATCAAATATTCCGGACATTGTTTCGAATATTGCAGGCGGAATTTCATCTGCAATGAACTCAATTGGGTCGTCAATATCGTCAGCAGTTACATCAGCAGGATCAGCAATTCAAGGTGCAGTATCTAATGTAACCTCAACTGCTGGAACATCAAGTACGTCAGACACATTGCCACCAAACCCATAAAGGACACTAAATGACAGATAGAAATGAAGATACGATAGAATCCAGTATTGGCGAATTTAGACCAGGTCCGTACCTAGCTAAAGTTATTAGCCATCTTGATCCTTCGTATATGGGTATGTTAGAAGTACGTCTATTGCGTCCAGTAGGTGGTTCTGAAGATGCAGGACAGCTTCACACTGTAAAATACATGAGCCCGTTCTACGGAGTTACTAGTGTTGACTACGTTGCTGAAGACCCAGATGATTACAACAATACACAAAAAAGTTACGGTTGGTGGGCAATTCCCCCTGACGTAGGAACAACTGTTGTTGTTATTTTTATTGACGCAGACCCTAAAAAAGGTTACTGGATCGGTTGCGTTCCTGACGAGCATATGAACTTTATGGTTCCCGGTATTGCAGCTACAAAGTTTGCAGTTGACGGAACAGATCGTGTTCCTGTTGCAGAATACAATAAAACAGTTAACAATCAAGTTACTAACGTTACAAAAATTAAAAAGCCTAGACATCCTTTTGCAGATGTTTTAGAAGCTCAAGGATTGTTAAAAGACGACATTCGAGGTATTACGACTAGCAGTGCAAGACGTGAAGTGCCAAGTGCAGTCTTTGGTATTTCAACACCTGGACCTGTAGACAAACAAGGCAATGCTAAGAAAGGTAAAGTAGGTAAAGGCGACAATAAAATTAATACTTTTGTTAGTCGTTTAGGCGGCACAACATTTGTAATGGATGACGGTGACGACAAGTTCTTACGTAAGAAACCAGCAAGTGAAGGCCCGCCCGAATATGCAGCAGTGGAACAAGGCGAAACTGATGGTAAGGTAACAATACCACACAATGAATTAGTTCGTATTCGTACTAGAACTGGCCATCAAATCTTAATGCACAACAGCGAAGATTTAATTTACATTGGCAATGCAAGCGGAACAACATGGATTGAATTAACTAGCAATGGTAAGATTGATATCTATGCTAAAGACAGCATTAGTGTGTATACAGAACAAGATCTTAATTTTACTGCTAAGAGAGACATTAACCTTACTGCGTTAGAAGGCAATATTAACTTAAATGCAAAGTTAAACTTTAATGCAACTGCTGGTAAAGATTATGAAATAAAAGCAGGGGCTGATGGCAAGTTAGTCTGCGGTGCAAGCAGCAATATTAGAGCCACCGGTAATCACGTTGAGACAGCAGCACAGATTCACATGAACGGTCCTGCTGCAAAAAATATTGCAAAGCCTGCATTTGTAACTAACAGAAGACCACAACACGAACCGTGGAACGAACACGAAAACTTAGACCCAGCAAGTTTTACGCCTGACAAGACAAAGGCAGTAGAAACAACTACAGAAGTTACACCAGAATACTTTGAAAAATACACAACAGTAACTGATACTTTTGAACAAGTTAAACCTCCAGAGGATAATGCATAATGGCATCAAATTCAAATTTATACAATAAGATTGTACTAACACCTACAAATAAAGCTGCTCCTCCGTCTCCTAAGATGTATAGAGGTTTCAGCACAATTAACAACAATTCAGAGAATTTTAGTTTATACGACTTTTATTTGATACAGCAGGATATCTTAAATCATTTTAATACTCGTCAGGGTGAGCGTTTAATGAATCCAGAGTTTGGTTGTGTAATATGGGACTTCTTATACGAACAACTAACTGCTGATGTGCAGAATCAAATACTTGAGAATGTTAATAGAATTATTAACTATGATCCACGAGTGCAAGCAAGTCAGGTTATGGTAACAAGTTATCATAGCGGCATTCAACTTGAATGCGTTTTAACCTACCTTCCATACAACGTTAGCCAAGCAATGCAAGTGCGTTTTGACCAGGCAAATGGAATGTTGTTATAAAATACGCACATAATTCTATCAAATAAATACTATTATTAGGACAAATACATGAGCGTTACAACTAGACAAAACCGCTTACTAGTCGCTGAAGACTGGAAGAAAGTATACCAAAGTTTCCGCAACGCAGATTTCCAAAGCTATGATTTTGAGAATCTACGTCGCACAATGATTGATTATATTCGTACAAATTACCCAGAGGATTTTAACGATTATATTGAGTCTAGTGAATACCTTGCCTTAATCGACCTTATTGCGTTCTTAGGCCAAAGTATTGCGTTCCGTGTTGACTTAAATGCACGTGAAAATTTTATTGAATTAGCAGAACGTCGTGAAAGTGTCCTACGTCTTGCACGTTTAATTAGCTACAACGCTAAACGTAATACCGCTGCATCTGGGCTATTAAAGTTTACTACTGTATCAACTACTGAAAACGTAGTTGATAGTAATGGTCGTAATTTATCTAATCAAGTTATTGGCTGGAACGATCCAAGTAATAGCAATTGGTATGATCAGTTTATTAAAGTAATGAACGCGGCATTCCCTACTATTCAACAGTTTGGTAATCCGGCAGACTCTGCAACCATTTACGGAATTCCTACAGAACAATATCAGTTTAACAGTGCAACATCCGGCATTCCTATTTTTAGTTTTACTAAAACAGTTGCTGGCCGTCCAATGAACTTTGAAATTACTAGTACTACATTTAAGGGCAAAACATTTATCTATGAAGATGCACCTAAAGTAGGAAACCAGATTAGCTGCGTTTACAGAAATGATGGACACGGATCTGGTAGTCCGGGCAGCGGATTCTTTATGCGTTTTGTACAAGGTACATTAAACACTGGATCTTTTACTGTTACACAACCTAGCAGCAACCAATCAATTGACATTGATGCACAAAATATTAACAATGATGATGTTTGGTTATACAAACTTGACTCCAACGGTTATGAAGCCAGTGAATGGTCAGCAGTTTCTAACTTTGAATCAAACAACGTAATTTATAACAGTCTTAATAAAAATATTAGAGACTTATTTGCAATCATTACACGAGTAAATGATGCAATTAGTTTGCAATTTAGTGACGGAACATTTGGCAACTTGCCATTAGGATCTTTTAGAACTTACTACAGAGTAAGTAACGGTCTTGCTTATACTATTAACACATCTGATATTAGAAACGTTTCTATATCATTCCCTTATATTTCTTCAGTTAATCAAGTTGAAACATTAAGTGTTACATTAAACTTGGCAACTAGCGTTTCTAATTCTAGTGTAACCGAATCTAATGATAGCATTAAGGCAAATGCTCCTGCAACATTCTACACACAGAATAGAATGATTACAGGTGAGGACTATAACATTAGTCCACTGTCTGTTAACACACTAGTTGCTAAAATTAAATCAATTAACAGAACAAGCAGCGGCATTAGTCGTTACTTTGATCTTATTGACCCAACAGGAAAGTATAGTTCAACAAACATTTTTGCAGACGACGGCGTTGTCTATTTAGAAAACTATCGTAACAAAGTTAATTTTAGTTATAAAGTTAGAACTGATATTGAAGGCATTGTGTACAATACAGTGTTTGATATTCTTAAGAGAAAAGACCTAAGAAACTTTTACTATTCAAATTACATCAACTTAATTTCAGAAAGTTTACTAAACATTGAATGGGCTAAAGTAACATCTGATACAAACACATCTACTGGTTATATTAAAGCAATTAGTTCACCGACTGTTTATAAAGTTGGTTCTTATACTTCATCTGGTTTAAAATATATTACTCCTGGATCGTTGATTAAATTTACAGCACCGGCTGGTACTTATTTTGACACAACTAATTCAAACGATCGAGTAACCGGATCGGCTACTGGACTAGGTTCAACTACAACACTATGGGCAGAAGTAGTAGCAGTTACTGATGACGGTACAGGTGTAGGTAACACAGGTGTTACTTCTACAGGCTACGGTGCTATTACATTGAATCGAGAAATTCCAAGCACTGCAATTATTTCTCAAATTATTCCTAAGTGGAGAACTGTAATCGACAGCGCAACAATTACAACAATGATCGATTTAGTGTTTGCAAATAAACCATTTGGTCTAAGTTACAATGCATCAACACAAGCATGGCAATTAGTTTTTGAAGTAAACCTCGATGTAACTAGCAATTTTAGTTTATCAAAACAAGGTGACAACAGTAATCAAAAGCAAGATTCAAGCTGGATGATTTTGTTTACAACTGACAATATTAATTACACTGTAACTACAAGAGAACAGCGTTACGTTTTTGAAAGCGATGCACAAATTAGATTCTATTTTGATTCTGCTAAAAAGATTTATGATAGTAAATCTGAATCAATTGTTAAAGATCACATTAGTGTTTTAAGCATTAACACACAGCCAATTAGTACTGCAAATCCAGCAGGTACATTACCGTTTACACTTGATCAAAAGTGGGATATTGTAGGAGAATATATTGGTCTTGATGGATATGTTGACAACAAGAAATTAGTAGTATCGTTTGCTGATTCTGATAATGACGGTGTAGTTGATGATCCAGAAGTATTTTTAAATGTTGTTGCACCTACATATGCCCCAACAACAAAATATATTGTGCAAGAAAAATACAATATTTCTGCAGGACAAGAAGATTACAGATACATGCAAAATGATCCAGTAACAGGCCCAGTTGTTATTGTTGATACAAAGCCAACTAGTGGTACTAATGGTTTATATTATTACTGTATTGACACAGGTGTTGTTTTAAAATATAACAGCAATACTGGTACATTCTCTGCAACACTAGATTACAAAGTATTCCAAGGCCGCGACAAATTAAAATTCCAATACATTCATAGTGCAGATTATGATTCGAGAATCGACGCAGGCGCAAGCAACATTATTGACGTATACGTTTTAACAAAAACATACGACACAAAATACAGACAATGGGTAGCAGGTTCTATTGCAAGTGAACCTTTACCTCCAGGTTCGGATGAATTACATGATATGTTAGCACCTAACTTAGATTTAATAAAATCAATTAGCGATGAAATTGTTTATCATCCTGTTAAGTACAAAGTGTTATTTGGTTCATCTGCTACCCCTGAAATGCAAGCAACGTTTAAGATCGTTAAAAACCCAGGACGAGTAGTTTCTGATAACGATATTAAATCTAGAGTAGTAACTGCAATTAACCAGTTCTTCTTACTAAACAATTGGGACTTTGGTGATACATTCTATTTTACAGAATTATCAACCTACGTTGTTACACAATTAAGTCCGGACATTACAAGTTTTGTCATTGTTCCAAAACAAAGCGGGTTAAGTTTTGGTAGCTTGTTTGAAATTCATTCAGGCAGTGACGAGTTGTTTATTAGTAGCGCAACAGTAGATGATGTTGAAATTATCTCAGGTATCACAGCAAGTTCAATTAAGGCAATTGCCGGTACAACAGTAACGTCAAACGTTTTAGAGCAACAAACAATTACAAGTTCAAGTTATGGGAGTAACAACTAATGGCTGATAAGACTAATCCAAACGCAAACACTGGAAAGAGTTATGAGTTTTTGCCGAAGGTTTTTCAATCAGATGCTAACAAAAAGTTTTTACAGGCAACTGTTGATCAATTAGTTCAGCAAGGTACTGTTAAGAAAATTAACGGTTACATTGGAAGACAAAATGCTAAAGCAACAACTGGCAGTGATGTGTTTATTAAAGCCGCCTCTGACAGTAGACAAGACTATCAAGTAGAACCTGGATTAACAATTCAAGATACTTTAGGGAATACAACATTCTTTAAAGACTATCAAGATTATATTAATCAGTTAAA